AGTTCTTCAGCGCCAGCGTATTTAAGTCTGTTGCCATCTTTTTGCAAGAAACCTTTTGCTTCGAACAAGTCAACAAGACCTGAATAAGGGTTCATACCAGTTTCGTACGGGATCTTAATTTGTACACTTTCAAAAGGTTTAGCATAGCGTGTCTTCATGATTTTACATGCGGCACGAATACCTTTGACTTCTGAAACTTTGTTGCCATCCTCATCCTCTTTGAGTTTGAGTTTCTTCATAGCAACTACGATAGAACTTGCGTAAACAAAACCTTGTCCACCACTGATTTTGTCATCTGGGTCAAACATGTCTTGACTAGCGTATGTGTGGTTAGTAGCAACTAAACCAACATTATAACTACCAAACATATTAACACAGTTACGAACTAGTGCTGTTAATGCTTTAGGCTTACGGCCCATGTCACCTTTTAGGTCGCCCGCTTCGAACTGATTAACATCGGTCGGGGTCAGCAACATACCAAGACTGTCTATGACAAATAAAACTTTAGGGCGTTCTGCCATTGCCTTATACTCTTTCATGAACTCGTTGATGGTCTTAGCAACGTCATCAATCATAGCCATGTTGAGTTTAAGTAACTTTTCTTCGCTAGTGTCTACACCTAGTGCTTCTAGCCATTTTTGATCTAGTGCGTTTTCGCTGTCGATTAGAACAACATAAATGCCTTGTTCCTGTGCATTACGAATCAAGTTACCACTACAGATAAAACTCTTACCTGCACCACTTTCTCCGGCAAACACAGTAACTTTACCTAGTGGAACTCCTTTGTGGAAGTCACTACTGATAAGATAGTTTAGTGCATAGTTTCCAGTGCTGATCCAATCTGTAGGATCGTTGAAACCAACACCTAGTCCGTCAATACTCTTAGTTAGAGTCTTACGAAATTTTGAAAGGTCAAATGCTTTAGTAGCCATTAGTTATCGACCTCCATAGTATTCCATTCTTTAACAACAGCAAGCATTTCGTCTTCTGTGTTGCAAAGAATTTTAGCAGTCTTCCAATCGCTTTCTTGATCGCGACCGCCTACCTCGACCATAAAACCGTTGTCATAACGATTAATGGTGATAGATTCGTTGACTTTTGCCAACTTGCTAAGTTTAGCCATGATATCTCCTTGTGCTTGTAGTTATAGAAGGGCACCGAAGTGCCCTTGAGTCTTGATTACTGCTTTTGACGATTGCGAATCATCGCAAGGATGTCTTCAGCACGACCACTACCACCACTGCTAGAAGCAGTTGCGGCTGGTGCCGCTGGCTTTGCTACAGGAGCAGGTCTTGCAGGTGCTTCATCTGGATCAACATCGCTGTCTGCTGGTGCGGCAGTTGCTTTGTTTGGATCACCAGTTACTTGGCCCATACCTGCTGGGCGGAAGTATTGACCCCATGCTTCTTTGTCAAATGGCTCACCATTGACACTTGCTTCAAACATTTCTTTGATAACTTTCAATTCAATGTCTGTTGGCTTCTTTGGCAAGAAGTCCTGCAAGTTAAACAAACCATGTGTCTTAACTGCATCGAGTTCTGCATCAGTTAGAGGACGCTCACGACGGCTCCACTTTGAAGTAGAGTAGTCTGCGTAACCACCTTTAGATGTCTTAACCAACTTAAAGTCAACGCCACGTGCGAAGTCTGTTGGCAATTCTTCCAACTCTGGGTCAACTAATGCTGACTTGATCAATTGGAAAATTTGTGGGCCGATAATGAATCGACGGATTGGGTTTTCTGGTTGTCCATCTTCCTTAAGGCCGTCTTCAACAACGAAACCTTGGAAAATGTAACTACGCTTTTTCCAGTATTTGCGACCTTGTTCTTCTAGGCTCTTGTCCTTGAACCAGCCGCGAACTTCTGAAAGAATTGGGCAAGTTTCGCCATACATTTCCATACATGGGACTTGTACTTGAACTTGTTTGTTGTCAGTTTCGCCTTTGATGCCTGCGAATGGCAGTTTGATCATAAGACGCTCTGCCCAGAAGAAAGTGTTGTTTGAGTCACCATCTGGGAGGAAACGGACTGTGGATTCTTTACCTTGCTCTAGGTTCCAGAACGGATAGATTGCGTTGTCACCAACGGGGCGAGAGTCGCCGCTTGAACGTGTTTCTTGTGCCTGAAGTTTTGCACGGATTTCTGCTAATGTGGCCATAATAGTTCTCCTTTTAATATGCCTGTTTTGCCTATAATTGTTTTACACCAACTGTAAAACAAAAAGTGCATACATGTTATTGTACGCACTTTTATTTAGTAAAGCAAGAAAATATCTTGCCTAAATGTGGTCTATTTTACCGTTTACATTCCTGCCAATGCACGAATACGAACTAGTTCATTCATCTTGTCGTCTTCGTCATCTTTAGAAATATCACCAGCACCAGCACCAGCACCATCGCTGCCGAACTGCTCTGGATCAAATGGTTTTGATGATAGTTTCTCAACTACATAGTTGGCAAACTGACCTGCTTGTTCACCAAACTTCTTTTCGCAAGCAATCTTAACACCTTCCTCACCGCGTGGGAAAGTTCCAGTTTCTCTGTCGTACATACTAGCAATAAACTCTACCACTTCTTTGCTAATAGACTCTTTCTTTGGCTCTTCTTGGTCCATAGCCTTCTTAATGGCTGTGTCCTTGTTCTGCATGTACTCTTGATCGTCTGGCTCATCTTCGCCATCGTGGTCCATGTCGCCTTTGTCACTTTCAAAGTTTAATGCAGCCAATTCGTCAACTTGCTGTTCAAACTCGCTGAACATGTCTGTGCTTTCTTTTGTATCTTCGCATTCGCATGGATCTTTGTGGCAACTTGAGCATGTGGCCTCTGCTACTAGATCGTCATAAGTTAGGCCTTGCTCTTGCTTTTCTTTTACCAAACGATACAAGTATGGGAATACGCTAGTCAATTCTTCATTGAAAGTTTTGATAGTTAATGCGTCGACCCAGTTCTGCATAATGTCTTCTGGAACTTCTACGCTCTCTGCTGGCTTGAAACTTTCTACGAATGCTTCGTAGTATTGCTGACGTTGTAGTGCGGCAATTTCCAATTTGATTTGATCAATACGTTCAAACACTTGTTCTGTGACATCACTTAATGCTTCTGCCATTACACCACTGCGTTGTGTGTATTGTTTGAACTGGCGTAGTTTACCAATTTCTTCACTTAGCCCGCTGATATATTGGCCCATTGAATCGTATGCTGTACCGCCGTTGGCTACGTGACGTGCCATTGCACGAGCACCGTTCAAATGACGATGTGGATAGCGGAAGCGTTCACCATTGGCACTTTCAATGTAGATGCTTTCGATTCGCTGTGTACGACCTGCAGGATTTTCCATATTGACTGGTGCGCTGTGTTTGACAATAATCTTTGCCTCGCCCATGTCTTGGAAACTAGTCTTGCTAGTGCCAAATAGTTTTGATTCACTCATTTTGTTTTCTCCGCTTTCTTTGCTTAGATATTTGTAATCTCTTTTATCTAGGTTTGATTTTGTAATATCTCTAGTGTCAAATGTCAGCAAGTTTGATCTTGCAAATCGACGTAGATCTTTTAGAAAATTAAACCAATCAGTTTTAGCATCACCTGCACCGTCTAGCATGTCTGTGCTGTAGATAACAGTCAACGCATCATCATCAATTTTGATGTTGATTCTGCCCAAATCTCTTCCACCGGCTTTATAGTTAACATCAAAGAAACGGGCCTGTGTTTCGTCGTTGGTTAGGGCACCGCTTTCGTCACCAATTTTTATATCGGAAAAACGACTGCGGATTTTGTTAAACAGATCACTGCTGATAGTACTCAAGTCTTTCATGTTTATATTTAGTTAAAAACTGCTGGAAATAAAGATAGGCATAGGCGGTTCGAAGTCTTCTTCGTCTTCCCCTCCACGCCCGCTCATTAGGTCAAATACACGCTGATCCCAGTCTGCAAGCACGGCACTCATGCGTACTGCTAGTAACAAAGCACTTACTAGGTCGTCAGTTTCGCCTGTTTTTGCTTTAAATGTAATACCTGTAGCAATAAAGGCTTTTAGTTCCGAAATAACGGCTTTTGACTTAATCTTCATCTTTCCGCTTTCGATTAGGTGTTTTAATCTACTGCAAGATGAGATTTTAGTCTTATGCGTGGTATTGAATCCCTTACGGAACTTACGTACATGTCCTTTGCGTATTGGCTCTGCAATAAACATTCCGGGTATGTTTTCTTCGCCTACGTTCTTAATAACAATAAGGGCACTTTCACCTAGTGTGTTGTTTTCAACACTCCAATATATGTTAGCACCATTCATAGTAGGGCAACAATCTGCAATGTATTTGTTAATGTCACGAAGGATCTTAATTTGCCCTTCTACTGCTGTTTGGTTGTGTTGCCATTCTGCAACTTGCTCTAGCGTAGGAAGTTCGAATACTTGAATTGCGGCATTGTTACCGCCCGTGCCTAGGGCAGGATCAAGGGCAACAATATACAACATATCGTCCTTGGGCTTTTTGTACCAGCGCACTTGTCCCATCCGCATTATAGGCTCTACCCCTTCCATACCAGACAAGCAGATACTGTTAATCAGCGTTTCGTCAAAAATCAAGAACTCGCAACCGTACTCACGACGGAAGCGTTCTTCACCGATACGTCCAAGTTCTTGTACTTTCCAGGATTCATCTCTATCAGGATGTTCCCACCATTCGGCTTTGTATCCGTGGAATCCGTTAGAACCTGTACCGTCTGTTTTCTCGTTGCCAAATTCGTCAAATGTTTTGTTGGCTTCTTTCCAAATAATAGCAAATGTATCTTCGTCGCTGTTAGGTGTGCTGGTAATAATTGCACGACCACCAGTTGCTAGTGTTGGTGAAATAGATGTCCAAAACTCGTCTGCAATGTTTGGCTGTACGAATGCAAACTCATCACAATATAGTAAGGATATTGACATACCGCGACCAGTGTTGCCAGTAGTAGTTGCTGATACAATACGTGATCCATTATCAAATTCAATACTCCCTTTGTTGTAGTTTGTTACACCGCAACGAATATAATCAGGACACAGTTCGTATGCATAACGAATACGTTGCATAATTTCCTGTGCGCCTGTGTATTTGTGTGCGGCAACTAGAATAGTTTGATCAGGATTAAACATAGCATACCACAACAAGTAGCCTGCGGCACATGTTGTCTTACCGCTTTGTCGTGGCATCATGTTGATGTTAAAGCGATAACTGTGGTAACTGTCCATTAGACGCAATTGATATTCAAACGGTTCAAACTTAACCTTACCCTTAACAGGGTGCTGAATATAAAAGAAGTTCTTTGCAAAATATAGATAGCCTAATTCGGGGTCAGCACACTGGGCCAAATCCTGAATTTGATTTTCAGAAAATTTCTCTTGTTTGTGGGCTTTCTTAATAAGAACGCCGTCTAATGTTTTTCCTGCCATAAAATTATTTACCGAAAAAAATAGGCTCCGAAGAGCCTATTTGGCACAATTAAACAGTGTGCTAACTGCCGACGAATTAACGTGTTTCTTTAATTTGTTTGTATAAAGAAGATAGACCAGACTTGATACCTTCCATACGTTGCATTGGGTTATCACCGCCAGCAACT